GTGACCCCGTGTGCTGCCGACTGTGGTTGGATTATCAATACGTTTGGTTCGGGTTGTGTCTGAAACCGATTGAAAATATCTGTACGCTTACTTACAGGTACATCACCACATATAATCTCAGTTCGAGTCCCGTTTTGTGTAAGATAATTATACAACAGGTCAATAGTGTGGCGGAAAGGCACGAAGACAAGAACCTTGTGTGACGCTTCTTCGATTACCTCTTTGACTACTTGCAGTCTATTTGATACGTCAAACTCAATGACTGCGCCCGAGTCCGCATACACCGCACCGCCAGAAATTTGTAGGAGTTTCGTTAGTTTGGCTGCTGCGTTGACTGCACTGATTTCTTCTCCCGCTGCTTCCGCCGCGAGTTTTGCCTTCATCTGCTTGTAGTACTTAGTCTGCTGCGCCGTGAGCGGTGCTTCGCGTTCTACGTATACGAGGTCAGGTAGGTCTAGGCATTCTTCTTTGGTGAACCGGATGGCAGGTTGTAGGGCTGCGTGTACTGCTGCGCTGGCTGTATGTTTCGGTATCCACTTGAACTTGTTGATTTGCTCCATGACTCGGTCACGGAATGCCCCAAAGAATTTAGGCACGTTGTCCGGTACGCAGAGTTTGCCAAGTCCGTAAGCGTCAGTCGGAGACTGTGCTGCAGGGGTGCCTGTCATCATCCATAGATAGGTCTGCGGTGTTAGCAAGCCGCGCATTACCTTCCAGCGTTTGGTCTGCGGGTTCTTGTAGGCGTTGGCTTCATCAATAATGATAAGGTCGAACCCACCTGCGGCTATCTCTTTGGAAACCGTCTCGACTCCGTCATAGTTGATAATGATGTAGTCGTAAGGAGCGGAAATAATCTCCTTCCTTTTTTCCCTTGACCCATGCGCTACACCTACCTTGCGGTGGGTTGCAAACTTAAACAGGTCTGCTTGCCACGCCGACTGCATTATGGACAAGGGGCATACAATCAGAACACGCCCGATGGCACCTTGTGTCAGTAAGTAGTCCGAAGCCCAGATAGCGGCGGCGGTCTTGCCCGTACCTTGCTCGTTAAAGCAAAACGCACGGGGGTTCAATGTAAGAAACGATGCTGTATCTTTCTGATGCTGCATAGGCGGATACACGCCGGGCCACTTATAATCCCGCTCGATAGGGGAAGGTACTTTCTTAAACTTAAGTCGAGCTAATAGTTGGGCTTCTTTTAAGTTCCAATTGACGGCAACCATGTGGATGCCCTCGTTTTCTGAAAGTGCCCTACTACCATCTATCGTCTCTGTGATTCTCTCTGGTGTCTTGGTTCGCACCAATAACACTTTGTCTTTTAGAATTTCCATTATTTTTTGGGTTTGTTTCTTTTGACAGTGTGGTCTGAGTTACGTGAGAACGAACGATTCTTTGTGGGGGATTTAAGCCGAAGATTGCTGGGCGAGTTGGTGCCCCCTTTGGATAGCGGAATGGCATGGTCAATATCCTTTCCAGTTCGGTCTACGCCTTTTTTGTCCATCGCGTATCTTGCTCGTTGCCGAGCAGCACGCGGAGCTTTTTCGTCTCGTGCCTTTTGTTGCTGCCATTCTTTCTTATAAGGTCTGGGTTTGTTTACGTACGGCATGGTGTCCTCCTAACGTCCATTATTGCCATGATACTCGCAATCTGTCACAGGGCAAAACTTCTTGCACGTGAAGTTAGGACTAGGATTCCAAGTCTCTGACTCATAGCAGCCTTCAAGGCGAATCAACTCATCGAACCAATTCATCCATGCTTCTTTCTGACCTTCGGGGGTGTATTCGGTTTGGATAAACTCTTGAGTTACTACAAACAATAACCCTGCCTTCACTAACTTAATTTCAGGGAAGTGCTTGAACACGCAGAGCGACATTAGTTCCAATTGTTTGGTGTCGGCGTATTGCGATTTGCCAGTCTTATAATCAACCAAGAAGGCAGTGTCCCCGCTGATAATTAGCAAGTCAGCCACGCTACGCAGCCATACATCTTTTGCAAAGAACTCGCACGGTGCAAGTTCCTTAGTCAGCCCCATACGGTATTCGCAAAGCCGTTCACCATCAATGGTCATGAACACATCTAAGTAGGGCTTGATGAAGGAGAACTTCTCAGGGATGTCCTTGCCGTCCCTTACATACAACTCGGCTGCTTTGTGTAACTCCTGTCCATACATCATTATTTCGGACATCGGTTCTTTGATGTCCTTGGTAATCTTCAGCCGAAAATACTTTCTCGGGCATTGCTGAAAGGTAGAAAGAGCGGAATACGACCATGTGTAATCTGGCATTTAGCATTCTCCGTAGCTATGTGCGTATCCGGCTTCACAGTTAAGGGGTAGTCCTTCCGCCCACTCAGGTGTCCACCGCATACATTTCTCTACGTACTTTTTTGCTTCTTCCGCTTCGTCTTCTGTAGCGACACACGCCACAGCGTCATGAACGGTAAGTACGACTTTGTACTTCTTGTTTATTTTCACCATCTGCTCGGCAATCACACAACGTGCTAGTGCTTGGCATAGGTTCTCTACTACCTTACCACCGTAGACCTTAGTTCGTCCATTGCGAGATTTGTATGTATACCCCTCTACCTCACTGCGCAGGTCGAAGTACTTGATGTGAAAGTCATTAGGCAACCGAAACCCGCGTGCGTCCATGCTCAGTGCTTGTGGTTGAACACCGACAGGGGCAACAGCCCCTTGAATCATTGCATCAAGGCAACGGCCCGCCTGTCTCCATAACTCTGGGATTTTTGGGTATGTTTGGCGATACACCGTTATGATGCGCTGACACTCTTCAAGGGGGGTGTCCACCCCAAAGTTCTTCAGTTGAATCTTAAACTTTTCAGCACCCATGCCGTATCCAGCGCCAAGAATCGTAGTCTTGCCTACAAATCTTTCCTGCTTGGTAATTTCTTCTATTGGTTTGTTGTATATGGCGGACGCCATTATCTTGTACACGTCTTCGCCGTTCTTAAACGCTTCGACTAAGTCAACCTGACCCGCCAGCCAAGCCAGCATCCGTGCTTCAATCTGAGAAGAGTCCGAGTCAATGATGACGTATCCATCCGGCGCGATGATTGCGTTCTTGAGGGTGTTCGTCCCACGTGAGGGGAGATTCTGCAGGTTGAGTTTGTCGTCCCCACCCCACCGACCTGTGTGTGCTGCGTAGTACCGCAGGGGGACAGGAAGTTTGCCGCGCTTGGCGATGCTGATGAACCGCTGCGTGCGGGTCTCTTCAAGTGTGGATTTAGTGCCCAACCGAGCTGCCGCTAATGTTTGCACAGTTTCGTCTTCGTGCTCAAGCAAAGCCTTGAAGCCTTCGTCGGTCTTGGCGAATGCCCACGTTTCCTTGCCGGTGGTGTTACTAATTTTACGAGGGGGGTCTACACCAATGGACTTCAATAACTCCGCAAATTTATCATTTGACATGAGCGTTTCGCGGTCTGCTTCTGCAGCCTCCAATAGTTTCGACTTTCTATCCCGCACCGCTTCGAGATGCTGCTCCAGCAGTTCAACATCCAATTCCAACACTGGCTCCGAGAACATCTTAGTCGTGATACTGATAACTTGAAGTTCTTGTTCGGAGACCTGTGATAGATAGATGTTAAGGAGTTTGAATGTCAGCTCGGTATCATTCTTACAATACTCACCGTATTGCTTTAAGTCTTCTACCAGAAAGTCTTTGCGGTGCTTACCGAGCGCATCCAGAACTTCCGTGCCTTTGATGCCAAGTCCATGTCGCTCAGCCAATTTCTTAAGACTATTACCCTGTTCCAATCCATCCACTGCTCTAGCAATAGCAAGAGTATCAACCCACATGTAAGGGCGAATACCCAACCGCCAAGTGAGGATAGCAGCATCAAAAGGGGCATTGTGGGCCACAGCAATAGATTCAGCCCAATCAAAAGCAGCAAGAAAGTTTTTTGTTTCTTGTAGGTTACCTGAGAACCACTCGGCTTCTTCATCATTTACTTTAACTCCTACTCCGATTATTTCAAATTGGTCTGACCGTACGTATTCTTCGGTCGTTACTTTTGATAACGAAAACTCGCGTGAGTAATACGTTTCAAAGTCTATGGTTATGAACTGCATTAGTAATCCCCACTCAGCAGTAAACTCAAGATTCGTTCTCGAGTGTATCTGAGGTCCAACCTACGGCACTTGCGCCCGATAGCCCAGCGTTCACAAAACGTATACGCACCGAAAGAAGCCAGCCCTAACCAAGCGGATTCCTTGCGGTCCCACATACCCTCTCTGTGCTTGGAGAACAGTTCTGGATGTGTGTCTATTCTGTTCAACAGAATCTTTACTTCGTCTGCCGATAGGACGTACAGAATGTTGTCAAGTAGATTCGACATTTTTGGCAATCTCCGCTTCTATGTTGGTGATAAGTTTGTCGAGGTACCAACGACTCTTACGCAGGTCGTTAACGCCACCTTTCTTCTTCCACCGCCACAGATACTTAATAGAGTTGCCAACGCATACCGCTTCTAGACCTTCAAGCCCGTGAGTCGCCGCTGCGATTGCGTCGATACATTCAATTTTGAAAGGGCTTTGGTAATGCTCGGGGTGGTCTACGGTATCAGTAGGTGTGCTCATCTTGGTATTCTCCGTTCCAAAATAAATCGTCTTCCAGTTCGCGTTGCCACTTCATGTCTTCAAGCATGTGGCGTGCTCTGGTTTTCTTTTCTTTTATTTTCTGTGCTGTTTCTTTGCGTACATACGGGGTCTTTACTTTCGGTTCTTCTTGCTTAGGCTCCTCAATAGGTTTGACAGTATACCGTGTCAGTTCGGACTCTAGGACTTCCAGTGTGTTAAACCGGTTACCACAAGTTAGGCACACTCTACGCCTTCTTTGTTTGTCCTCAATCAAACGGGTGTCAACTACTTTGGTGTCACTTCCACATGCACACTTCATATAGGTTCGTTTCTTTCTTCCCAATGATGAATCCGATGACAGTTAGCACAGAGAATAAGGCACTTCTCAATCTCCCTGTACGCAGCAGTGTAGTTATCATCTTGTACTAGTTTGTGTACTTTTCTTTTCTCGGGGTCATGTCGGTTTATGTGGTGGAAATCAATAATTGCTGGATGCGATGCACCGCATCTGGTGCAAGAAAGAGAAGCCTTATAGGCGTGCCATTCATCTCGTTTCTTTAACTTGTATTCTTTTACTTTCGCTTTAACCGTTTCTTTATTTTTTGCGTAGTGCTTTCTACTGGCGGAGCGTTTAGCCTCGGTCATGACTTTTTTACTTGCGCAGGTAGGCAGTAATAATTGCCGGGGCTAATAATTTCTTGCATCTTGCGTTCGTCTTGGCACTCTTCCAGCGTTTCAAACACATCTACATACACCCAG